AGAAGCAGAAGCTAGCAAAAAAGGAGAAGGCTTTAGAAGAGGCCAGGGCTACTAGACAGCGTGAGATTGATGCGCAGCGTCTAGAGTATTTAAACGCTCAGGTTATTAAGATGAAAGAGCTTTTACCTGATTGGGTTGATGATTCTGGTAAGTTCACCTCTACAATGGAGGGGAGAATTCCAGTAATTAATCAATACCTGGAGGCTAAGGGGTTTAGTGTAGATGACGTCAATCAAGTAACTGACGCTCGCTTGTGGGCTGTCTTCGAAGATGCGGCTAATTACCGTGCAATGAAGAGCAAAAAGCCTGCGGTGGATAAAGAACTTAAAAGGGCTCCAAAGGTTCTTAAGCCAAAAAAAGGCCGAAAGAAGCCTACAACCTCAGCATCTGATGAAGCTAGGCAGAAGTTTAGGCAGTCAGGTAGCGAGAAGGATGCCCTAACTTACCTCAAAGCTAGGAGAACATAATGGCTCAGCCAACTAATACATTTAGTTCATATGATGCGATTGGTAACCGTGAAGACTTAGCGGACTTCATTACTATGATTTCGCCAACTGCTACACCTTTTCAATCTGGTATATCTAAAGTTGTGGCTACTGCTACTAATCATGAGTGGCAAACAGACTCGTTAGCGGCTGCTGTTGATACTAACGCAGTTATTGAGGGTGACGATGCCACAACTGATGCTTCAACAGCTACTGTGCGTCTGGGAAACTACACTCAGATCCTTGATAAGGTAGCTCGTGTTGCTGGTACTCAGAGAGCCAATGACTCAGCCGGTCGTGCTGATGAAATGGATTACCAGATGATGAAGCGAACAAAAGAGATTAAGCGTGATCTAGAAAAGTCTCTTTTAGCTAACAAGGCAAAGGTTGCCGGTAACGACACCACCGCTCGTGTTTTGGCTGGTGTTGAATCTTGGTTAGCTACTAACACTAGCCTGGGGGGAACTGGTGCGGCCCCGACTGGTGACGGTACTGATACCCGAACAAGTGGCACAGATAGAGCGTTCGCAGAGTCTCAGGTTAAATCAGTTATTGCGTCGTGCTGGGATGAAGGCGGCGAGCCAGATATGATCATGGTTCCTTCCAATCTTAAGCAGGACTTCTCAGCGTTCACTGGTAACTCTAGTGCTCGTCAAAACATAGACGTCAGCCAAAAAACACTAAGTAACGTTATCGACTTCTACATTTCCGACTTTGGAACAATGCAAGTGGTACCTAACCGATTTATGGTTAGTGAGTCTTGCTTGATCTTAGAGATGGATAAGTGGTCTCTAGCTGAGTTGCGTCCTTATCAATCTTGGGATCTTGCTAAGACTGGTGACACAGACCGTAAGCAGCTACTCATGGAAGTTACCCTGGTGTCTAAGAATGAAAAGGCATCTGGTATCGTTTCAGACCTTAGCTAATACTCTGGGGGCTTCGGCCCCCTTTTTTAGGGTGACTATGAAAAGACTAGTTGAACAGCGTGGTGATGTAAAAGAGATTTACCATAAAGATCCTGGTGATGGTAAGTTCCACATCGAGGTCGTGCAGGATGTTGCACAATATTTAAGAAGCAACAAGGAATCACAAGGAGACTTTCGCCGAGGCTCTAAATGGGGGGAAGGTATGCATAAGGTTGCATCAGTCCCTGAGGTGGTAATTGCTCAGTGGTGGAAGGAATTGGGTGATAATCCACTTGCTAAACATAATAGAAAATGGCTATACGCTAAACTTAACAGCAATGAGTACTCAGCGCTACGTACTAGGACAGGAAGAATATAATGGCTTTAAGTGAGGGGGTGATATGAGCCTCGACAGCTATGCGAACCTAAAACAGGCTATTGAAAGATTCAGCCATAGGAATGATATTTCCGACATGCTGGATGACTTCATAGATCTTGCTGAGAATAAGATAGACAACAGCCTACGACTAAGAAGCAATGAGCTTAGGGCCACAGCTTCGGCTTCAACGTCTGAAAGGTTCTTAGCGCTTCCTGATAGATTTTTAGAAATGCGAAGGTTAAGCCTTATAAGCGGCACAAATACCCGTGACATTGAGTACAAGGCCCCTGAAGCACTGAGGCAGTCAGAGTATTCCGGTGAGCCAAAGTTCTTTACTATCACAAGTCAGATTGAATTCGATAGAACCCCAGCATCTGCTTACACAATAGAGATGAGTTATTACGCTAGACTAAATCCCCTGAGTTCTTCAAATACTACTAACAATGTATTAACAGATTATCCAAACCTTTACTTATACGGGGCGCTTTCAGAACTTCATAGATGGGCTAGGGATGAGCAGACAGCGGTTTATTATGAGCAGGTATTCATGGGCGAGATAGAAAAAGCCAACTATCAGGATAACCGTGGAAGGTACGGAGCGGCACCGACTGTAGGCCTGGAGGCGTGGACCCCTTGAAGACAATCCCTGTTAATTTTGTTGGCGCTGAGAGTAAATCAAGATCAAGATTCTGGTCGAGCCAGTCTACTGTTAATCTATACATTGACCTACAGGGCTCTGGTAGAACACCAACTGGATTACTACCTTGGCCGGGTGAAAAGATTTTTTCTTCTGGGGCGCCTGGAACCACTAGAGGCATGTCTCTACACAATAACAAGGTTTATTTGATCGTAGATACAAGCCTCATAGAGATAGACTCAGACGGCAATAGAACGACTATAGGAGCCATCCCAGGAACGGGGAGGTGCTCACTAGATACTGATGGCACAAACCTTGTAATAAGAAACGGGATAAAGACTTATTTTTATTCAACGTCATTAGCAGAGATTACTGATGCGGATTTAGAAAACGCTCAGACCCTTTGTTATATCAATAATCAGTTTATCTACCAGGGCACTAGTCAGAGATTTGGAGTAGCTAACGCTGGTGATCCTACAACAATAGACGGGTTAAACTACGCAACGGCTGAGAGCTATCCAGACGACATAGTTCAAATATATGCCTTTAATGAAAGGGTATACATCGGCGGGTCTAGATCACTGGAGATTTGGTATAACTCAGGAGAGGGATCACCCCCGTTCGACAGGATTCAGCAAAGTACCACGGAAATAGGTGTCGCAAGCCCGTTCTCAATGTCTAACTCTGATGAGTATTTATACTTCGTAGGAGATGATGATGTTGTATACAGGGTTTCAGCGTATCAGCCCGAGAGTGTTACACCTGGCTCAATAGCCAAGGAGTTAAGAGAGTCTGTTACTAGTGATGCCCAGGGGTATTCAGTACAACTCGACGGGCAACACTTTTACATTGTGCAACTTCCAACCGCTAACAAAACATTGGCGTATAGCGAACAGACCGGAGAATGGATAAGGCTAAGCACAGGAACAGATCTAACATTTCCTAGGCATTTGATGAACGGGTATGTGTACGCATTCGGGAAACATTTAATTTGTGATTATGACTCGGGTGATGTTTATGAATGGGATTTCGACACATACACATCAAACGGATCTACGATCATACGACAGAGAGACCTTGCACCCGTTAATGGCCTTCAGTTGGGCGCCCCTGGAAAAAGACTAATAATGTCCAGGGCTGAGGTAATTATGGAAACAGGGGTGGGTAATACTTCGGTCCCTGATCCTGAGATAATGATTTCAAGTTCCATAGATGGCGGTCGAAGTTTTACTAATGAGGATTGGTTGAAAATAGGCCGAGAGGGTGAGAGCGTTAAGCGTGTAGAGTGGTATAATATGCAAGGGTTTTATGATGTAGTTCTGAGGGTTAGAGTGAGCGACCCGTGTTTTACTGGGTTTCATTCTGCTGCGATTGATCTCAAGGAGTCGGGTTGGTGACAATAGTTGATCCGTTTCTCGTTCCGATACCTAGACGATACCTTGAAAACAAGGGCGAGCGAGAATATCACGAACGATTAATTAGAACTATTGACCAGTTAAGACAACGAACGGGCGGATCTACCGATGAAGTTTCGGAGAACTCTACCAGAGAATCATACCCCTGGATATTGGACGACCCGAAGACTGAAAATATAAACCTTAGCCATGAGTCAAAGAGTGAAGAAGTACACTACCACTACGAGACAATTCATAAAGGCTTCAGGGGTGTTTCAGTAACGTCTAACTATACCGCTGTTCCGTGGGATTGGGTGAACGCAAAGAACGGTATAACGGTTTTTATGCCTCAATACCCTAGTGATGGTGATGAAGTTATAATTAGAAATGGCGGCACAAAATCAATACGCATAGACGGGAACGGGAAAGACATCAATGATAATGATTGCATTGTAATTTATCGGAAAGGCAATTCAATCAGGTTTAAATACTTTTTAGATGATAACCAATGGTTCGGAGTGTAAAAGATGACGTACTTTGTGGTCAAAGGGGTAAATAAATCAGGTAACGAGACCCAGATACTTGCTACACAGGATGGCGAGCTAGAGGTTAGGGCCATTGTTGAAACAGAGCTTGAGCATGCATCGGCCAACGGCAGGGCCTACGCATGGCGGTCTTCGGATTCTGATATTGATGCAGGGGACACAAGGCTTTTTATTAAAAACACATCTGATAAATTCTTAATATTTTCCTATGCCGTTTTTAACCCTGCTAACGTTGTTTGTGACTATGACATAGGGATCGGGGGTGCTACTACAACACCCACAGGAACAGTAGTTACAGCAACAAACCTTAACGGCCTAGTTGCAGTCGCCGAAAGTTATGAAGCTTATGACGACGAAACAGCTGTCGCTGATGCTGATCCTATCGTTACTGTAACAGTACCAACTACTGGCAGCCACAGGCTTGAACTGGACGGGTTCATTTTGGGTAAAAATCAGTATTTGCAGATAAACCAAGAGACTGAATCTACAAGCGGAAGGGTTACGGTATTTGGGCACTTTGAAGAAGAGCTTATTTAATGAGCATAGACTTTGACAATCCACAGGATCAAATAGACCTGCGATCCCTACTGTCTAATCAGATTAGACTAATGGAACAGTTGGTTTTAAATACAGATCCCGCCGGGGCGCTTCCTGTGCGGATAATGGGAAACGCAACTCAGCAGGTTAAAGTAAACGAAGCGGGTGAGCTTTTAATATCTGATGGCCCTTATGATTTTACTGAGTTTAGAGAGCTGGACACAATAAACACAGCGTATAATTACTATAGGCCCTTTGGGCGGCAACAGTTCGTTATAACTGGATTTTTCGCATATGCTGACAAACAAGTGAGCTCATCAACTAATGCGACCGTGGTTATATATGAGGCTGATGGTGAGGAGTCTACGACAGAATTAAGGGTGTTATTTCAGTTCGAAATAGGACAGAACCAGTCGGCTCCTTTTCCTAATATCAGGGTGTTATGCAATAAGGGAGTTTATGTTAACGCTAAGACAGATGACGATGATATACACCTAACCATTTTGGGCCATTACGTTGATCTAAATGGAAACGGGAAAACGGGTATCTAACTATGGCTACTACAATACAAGATTTTGTATCAGAGACTCAATTAACCACAGCGTCTACAGCGTTGATCTCCACCAATACTAGTGAGAGAAAGTTTATCGGTAAGTTTACCCTAACCAACACTAGCACATCTAACGTTGAGGTCACTTTGTGGAGAATAGCAACAGCCACTAGCGCAACCACTGGATCAGGTGGTAACTGGATATTTAGAGAAACTATCCCCGCCGGTGCCACAGTAACAGTAGATAAAT